TTTTTCTGGATTATCGTTAATTTGTTTTTCAAAAACTTTGTCACCATTGGGCAATTCTATTTTGGTGCTATTCTTTTTGAATAATCCTTGTTCTAATGCAAGATCTGTTAGTCCATAATACAAATCCAATCCAGTATCATAATTCAGTCTTACATCTACCATTTTATTTTCTTTAGTCAATCTTCCTTTATATAATTTGCAATGGATAATATTTCCTACCACACTTCCATCTGCATTTTTATCTTTCTTCTTTGATAAGTATACAATTGTTGAAGCAGCATACTTTAGTCCTGTTCCTCCTCCCATTTCTTTTGTAGGAACGTATGATCCGATCACATCGTATGTGTGGTTTGTCATTATTAGAGGAATTTTTGCCTGACCCAATTTCAAAGTTAAAACACGAAAAGTGGATTTAACAACTTGAGCGCGAGTCATATCTCTTGTAGATTTTCCCTCTGCTGTATCAGAGACTTCTTTTTCTGTTGATAACATACCAAGAGAATCTAAAACTACCATGATTGGTTTTCTTTCTCCCTCTGGTTGTTCAAGATATTTGTCGATAATAGAAATCAGTTGACGACGAAACTCTTCTACTGTCGATACAGGAAACACCGCGACTCGTGTAGGATCTACTCCTCGTTTGAGGAACATATCAGATGTCACTGCCTGTTCCGTATCAAAATATAAAACAACCGCATCTTTATTATCTTTCAAAAATTTACAAACTATACCAACAGAAAAGTAAGTTTTACCTGTACTGGACTCTCCTGCAAGTGCTAAAATTTTATTGTTTGCTATTCCCCCATGAATAGAACCTGATAATAATGCATTTAAAATATAACTACCGGTATCCAAAAATCCATCAACGTCACTGCCGTCTATTCCATCTTCCACTACAGATGCATATTTATTTCCTGAATTTTTTATTATGTCTTTAAGATAATTGTTCATAGTTCCTTTCAATCGAATAAACTTTCCAGAGTGTTTTGTTTTTCTGTATTCCAACCTATTGTTTTCAATATACCAACCAAGGGATCAATGAAAGACTTTTCGAACTGTGTATTATAGTTCACATATTCGATTAAGTCAAATTCTTTTGGTATTACTGTAGAAAAGCTTAACACATGATCTTCTCCTTTGACACCACCAAAGGGATTAGGCATTTTTAAATAAACAAATTTAATTTTATCTCCATCAGAAATAGTTTTATATTTTTTACCCAATTTCATTTGATTAATATTCCAGTTGTAAATAAGAGCACCTTTCACTGCTATTGGAGTGTTCTTCTTATATATGGAAATTCCGTCTTGATATGTTGAAATTCCATTAACTGTTCTGGGAAAAGCTATCTGTTCAGGCCTAAATGTCATGAATTTTGCTTTGAAATCTTGAATATGTTCAATCAGATCATCTTCTGTTTTATTCATGATAATATTAATACAAGCTTTAAGTTCTTCTCTGATTATTTCTGGCGTTGAACTTCTTGTGGTTTCAATTCCCATTATTTTGAGCTTAGGTTCAGTGTATCGGATTCCTTCAGAATCCCAGACATTTAGGATATATCTTTTCTTTGCAGTCCACAATCCTTTGTTAGCAATAACCTCACGACTCATGAACATCATATTTCTTTTTGCATTCATTAGTTTTGCCAAACGATTAAATTCTTTATTAATAAACGGTTCGATTATTTTTTCAGAAAATTTATTTAAAAAGTCTACACTTGCTTCGGTATCTTTAGAGTCATTCAGTGCTTGCTTAACCGCTGGCGCTAATCGAAGATAAACAGAATCTGTATCGCTTGCAATAACATAATCCACATTTATAGTTTTAAAAAGTTTGTTCAAATGTCTGTTGAGAGATTGGCCGATCCACTGAATGCTGAGTTGACCAGAAAGAGTAATTGCTTCAGCTAATTCTACATCAAAAAATCTAAAATATTCATTTCCTATTGCACCGTATGCAGAATTCAATTGAATTTTCTTGACCATCTGAAAATTCTTATATTTCGAGATATCGTATTCTAATTTTTTTCTTTTTTCTTCTGGAGCGTCTTTCCCTAGTTTTTCTAATTCAACTTGACTCGACAACATCAACTTTTTATATCTCTTTCTATCTTCATACATAGATTCCATTAAATTTGCCAGAAATCCGGTTTCATCGTTGTTAAATGCAATACCGTTGGCAGCAAATGTTACATTTTCTTTTTTTGCCTGTTCTGTTTCTGGTGGTTCCTCGTTGGATTCGTTATATGATAAAATACGATCTGGATTTATTTTATTTCGTTTCCAGAGTCTACTTTGTAGTTTTGTTTCTGGAGAAATATTATATTGCATAATGATATGTGGATAAAGAGAATTCAAATCAAAACTCACCACCCAGTCATGCATACCAGTTAAAGGGTCTTTCACATATGCGCCCGCATACTGTTCTTCTTTTTTTATTCCTCGTTTGGGAGGAACGACTATTTTGTTACGAATAAGATAATTATAGATAATAACATCCCATGTTTTAACCTGACTAAACACGTCGGTGAAATTTACTCCAGCACTATAGGCAAGTGCAACAGCAAGTTCCAATAATCTTAATTTTGATTCTAATCGATATACTAGTTCTACGTCTTGAATATTATATTGAACAAATTTTTGAAAGTTTTTCTTGTAAAACTCCGTGATACTTTCGTATTCATCATAACTGATTTTTGTTTCATTTAATTCAATTCGAGCAATATTATTCAAAGAATAAGATTCTCGTGTAACATAAGTGAATTTTTGATACAACTCCATATAATCAATAACAGAAATTCCTACTATGTCATAAACAAGATGGTCTTTGTTTTTATAATTAACTGTTTTTTGTTTAATGATCTTCCATGGAGAAATTCGTTTGAAATCTTTTGCAGATAAAATTTCTTTAATTCTATTGAGTAAATACGGAATATCAAAGAATTTCACATTCCATCCAGTAATAATATCAGGTGGTTCTGTGTTGATATAATCTAGAAATGCCGTCAACATTTCACCCTCGTCATCATAAGAAAATACTTTCACAGATTCATCTGGATGGGTATATTTTCCCAAACAAAAAACTACATTATTTTGTTTATTTGTTTTGATTCCTATGCAAATAATGGATTCTGTGGCCATCTCAATTGAAGGAAATCCTTCTTCACATGTAGTTTCGATATCGATATACATGATATCCAGATCATCAAATTTATAATCTGCAATATCTGAATACCTTTGACTGATGAATTGATATTCGAATCCAATTGCACCATGGATTTTGAAATTTTGTATTCCACTATGAGATCGAATAAATTCTCTATAATCAGAATTGTCTTGAAATTCTAATCGAGACACCGATTTTCCATCTATGGTTTTATATTCTGATGGTTTATCAGATTCGATCCAAACAGAAGGCTTGAAGTCTATTATTTTATTTACAGATTTTCCATTTTCGCGCTCTCTTAATAAAATTTTATCATAAGAGCTGTATACGTTTGTGTAAAACTTACTCATTGGTTTTTTTGGATTTAATATAAGCAGAAAATAATATGCAATAATTTATAATATCTAATATTGCGTCTTCGTATCCTTCATTGGTGACTAATAGTTTACCATCCGATGCAAATGTACTCAAGCGAGAAAGTTTATCTGTCATTCTAACTAAAAATCCAGTTTCAGTGGAACATATTCCCATTGCTTCACATCTTTCGAAATTTGCAAATGGAGTTGTACCAGATTTACCGGCATAGTCATTATTTTTCATTTTCATAATATTGAGTGCCTGATTTGTTATTTTTATGTGATGATTGAATAATTCTTCTCTGTTCATTTTTTTTCCTTTATTTAAATAAATAGATTTTCTAAAGTCGGTAAATGAAAATTTGCTTCGATATCTTTACTGAAACACCAAACGTTTTCGATGAAAATTGTGGATAGGTGTTGTCGCAATGTCACTGTATCTAACTTTTTAGGTCTTTGTTTTATTCGCATTCCTACTTGACCTATAAATCGACAATCGCTTTTTTCTTTCATGTAGTCTACGAGATCATCGCAGGCTCGATATCTTTTGTTTCGAACTTGAGGGTCCATGATGTTTATGCAAACAAATCCACCACTCCGTGTTCGTTCCCAGACTTTATCCATCATAGGAAAATAAAATCCTAGTTTCCATTTATCGTATTCTGCATATCTGTTCCATGATTGATCTTCTTCTTTATCTCCTCCCTTGTTGTATTGTTCTGTTGAAAAATAAGGAGGACTGGTAAATGTACAATCAAATTCAACCAACGGCCAAATCATGTCTTCTGCAGGTTTTCTAAAAATTACTACGTGTTTTTTTCCTGTACATTCAAAATAATCTTCTTTTTCTATTAGACGTGGAGTTCCTCCTAAAAGCCTTTCATACTCTTGACATTGAAGTTTATATGTTTCAAAAGTTGTTGGATTAGGATCACATCCATAATAAGATTCTGCTATTGGAGTTGCGTAAAACCCCGCCAAACGATCTCCCCACCCACAGGAGGTGTCACAGACCGTTTTTGCACGGGTAAGGTCGTAAAACGTCTTGGCGACGTTTGGTTTGAATTGTGTTGCAACGTATGCCCCGAGACGGAATGAACCTCTATATTCAGTTAGTCCAATACTTTTGTTTCCCAATCTCCAAAAAGTCCAGTTCATTTTTTCTAATTCTGATTGGTTCGTCCAAATTTCTAGTGGACTCTTGAATCCATAAGACCCACAGGCCATTCTATTTTTTTGTTGAAAATAATTACTTACAGGATTAAATTTGTTGTGAAGATCTATAACTAATTTTCCGTATTGAGAAAATGGATACTTGTAATCTGGATATTTTTCAACTACATTAGAAAAATTGGTTAAAATAAATTCGGAAGAATTCATCATTTTTAAAGATTGAAATCTTTCTTCCATTTTTTCTTTAGATACTTCCATGAACGGAAATTCTGGTTTATGTTTAATAACGTATTTTGCAAATTCTGATCGAAATTGTGCCTTTGACCAAAGTCTGTTGATTTCTGCCCAGACATTTTCGTCTAATATTGGGATTCTATTAGAATTTGCGTTTTCTAATAAAAAATCTTCAATTGTTTTGGTTTTCATTTTGAATATTTACTCCAGTAGAACCGAATCCACCAGTGCGTTCAGTTTTTGATGACATAGTATAACTTCTTTTTAGAGAATAATCAAGCTTAGAAATTAATTCTCCTTGAGCTATTCTGTCTCCATCGTAAATTTTATCAGTATTCATTGAAATATTTGTTAACATAATAAACAATTCATGTGTATAATCTTCGTCTATTATTCCTTCAGAATTTGCCAATACAATTCCTCGTTTCAGTGCAAGACCTGAACGAGGATGTATTCGAACAGAGTGTTTTGGTGGAATTTGTAACACTATTCCAGTTGGAATTAATGTTCTGGATAAAGGAGTCAATTCAATGTATTTTTTTGAATTTTGTTCTGGACAACAAATTGTATTAAATTTTTCATTTGATGCCAAATAAGAAATTATTTCTTGATTAGGGGTCAAATGCGCACAAATATCAAAACACGCAGAATTTGCAGTTCCCCAAACAAGATCGTGTGCCGATTCTTGTAATTTAAAATATTTTAAAATCATATTTTACCGAATTATAATCCATATTATTTAAAAGTCAATCAATTTTATTATTTATTGTTCCAATTACAGTGAGGAGAATATTTCTGCCGCAGCCGCTGTTTGTGCCAAAAATTCCAAATTAGTGTTTGAAGATTTAATATGTGGTTTTTCCAACATGATACGAATATGAGCAGCGTTTCTTTTAATTGCGTTTCTGCGTTCTTCTGGATCTGCAAGTGGCCCTTCTGTGGGAACTGCACCGTTTATAATAGTTTCGATTAAATCAACGCTGTGCTGCAAAGCACTCAAGTCTTTTTCAGTTTGTTCCGCAGAAACTTCATCTGATACAGGAAAAATTCTAGGATTTGGCATTTAGTTTACTTTCGTGTTTAGGTCGCAAACATTACAAATGTATCAAACTCAACACCACCAAGTGATACGGTAACTGTACCAGGATCACTGTCCGAGGCAAAAGTGATCCATTGCCCATTGGAAACTGTTATTTCAAAACCCTCATCGGATGGAATTGCATCCATGGAAGGTGGAGTAAATAATGGTTCTGATGGGCCCACATCTAGTATCCCGAAATCTTGTGTGCCCGCAGGTTGAGAGTTTGTTACTTTGTAGTACAGTTGCGATCTAGAATTCTCGTAGTAGACCGTGAAAGTTACTGGCTGATTTATGCCCTGAATCTGCCTGGAAGAACCGTTGTACTGAGTACCAAATCCCGTATCGGTAGTTCCAACATCTGCCCATTGAACAGCATTGGGAGTCACATCCCTAACATTGGCGTGACCTCGTAAACTCACAATGTGTCTCATGTTCCCAGTGCTCCTGCAAGATTAAATGTGTTGGCAACATAGGCAACAAGAGAGGCGGATGCGTGTTGGCCTGCGGTTTTGGTGTAAGATCCAAACGAGTTAATTGTGGTTCCTGATGCAGAAAAAGTTACTTTACCTGTTCCTAACTGAATCACAGTAACGCTGTATCCTGCACCAAGTCCACTAGGAACAGTAACCGTGATTGAACTCGCGTTGTTCATTGTGATTACTTTGCCGTTGTCTGCCGCAGTCAACGTATATGCTGTGCCTGTTTGGGCATTTATTCCACTCGAAGAAAGCGCGTAAGCAGCGGCACTTACCCCTCCTGGTGCGTTTATCTGTCCGTAAATGGTGGCAGAGGTTTGCAAGGTGGCACCAATCACGGTGGTGTTGCTGCCTAGACCCACAGCCTCAGAACCAATCACAATTTCAGAACTTGGAGCATCACCGCTTGCCCGTGACTGGTATCCAACATAAATGTTGTTTGTACCCGCAGAGGTGTGGTTGGTGTTGCTGCTTGTTTTATAACGAGCAGCACCACCACCGATTGCGATGTTTTGATTGCCACTTGAAGCGTTGTATAGAGCCGATTGACCAATCCCTGTATTATTTGTGCCGTTTGTTATCAAATACAGCGACTCTGCACCCACCGCAGTGTTTAGTTGACCTGTGGTGAGCGCGTAGAGGGCATAAAGGCCGATTGCTGCGTTGTACGATCCCGATGTGTTGCTTACCATTGAGTTGTAGCCGATGCTCACATTGCCATTGGAAGTCACAGCGGCACTTCCAAACAACGCTTGATATCCGATGGCAGTATTTGTTCGTGCTGTGGTGGCTCTGTATAATGAACTGGTTCCAAC